TTTGTATAGACGTTAGCCATTTATGATAAAAACCAACTTACACGTTCCTCTTCTTCGCGAAGAGTTTGTGGTACATAGGTGTTATTTAAAACAAATATCATCTGTTCTAGTGTTTGAACCATTTGTGACATTTGATGTTTATCGTATTCTTCTGTTGCGTCTGGTAAACGCGGTACTGTAATTAGTGCCATTATCCGCCTCTCATTCCGTCTGGTTTCATATCAAGTCTAAGTGTACCATATCGCCATTTATCATCAATACCATCACTTGATATTCTGACTGCAATTTGTCTTCCACGTATTCTTGTATCTTGTTTGTTTGTGCTTGTTGTTAGTTCAAAAGGACCATGTGTTTTTTGTGAAGCTGTTGGAAATGGTCTTGTCTTCATTGTCATATCTACAGTGCCTGCTTGACCTTTAAAGTCCGGTACAAATCTTCCAATAGACATAAACTGATCTCCGTCTGCAATATCTATGTCACCAGATTCAATATGATTTGCCATAGCAGAGCCATCATCATTAACACCTGTTTCATGTAAGTATATAAAAGTTCTACCTGCTTTGAGTCCATTGATTGTAGAGATACTAGCTGTAGTATCTGTAGAATCAAACTCAGCAGCATAAGGCACAGGATACACACCACTGTCAGCCCATGAGCTTCTTGCTAATGTACCAACATACCATAAGTTTTCTGCATAGTTATATATAACAACTCTATCTATTTGATCAGACCCACTTGATGGATAGAACCACATGACTTCATTAAAGTCTGAGTTTGCTGCACAAAACACATCTTGTTTTGCATTAGAATTAATATTATCAAAAACATGGTCTTGTACACTACAAGGTATCTTTTTCACGGAACCATCAAACATAAAGAATGACTCGTCACTCATCCAAAATGATGTACCAGATACATCAACTGCCGCGTGTATTCCTACAGCGCCACAATTAGAACCTATTTGTTTAAAACCAAAAGTAAAAGGTGCACCAATAAACTGCATTGAATACAAAGCAGAATCTGTCCATACCATTACCGCACCTCTTGATCTAACAGCCGTTTGTATTTGATTACCGTCCGTTAATCTTTTTGATCCCGCTGTATTAACAGCCGTTGGTGTCCAGTCACTAGTTGATTCTTGTGAAGACCAACGAATAAACATATTATCTTGCGTTGATGTTGTACCTATTGTTGTCTCTGTACCAAAACAAATAATGTGTCTATCATCACCAGAAACTAACATAAATCTTGATTTAGTTGGTGCTCCAGATACTTCTGTTGTAGAAGCTAGATTACTAGATAATCCTGCTGACGTGTCCCAATAAAATAAGCCACCATCAAATTGTAAAGTTAATACATCTTCACCCCAGTTATCTAATGCCCATTTTGATGATTGTAGTAAAACACCATCGGCACCTGTTAAACCTTCTCTTGAAGTATTCCATGTAGATGCACCATATGTACCAGCACCCCAACCATAACCAAAGAGGGCTACCGCTGCTCCTGTATTTATTTGATAGGTTGCTGTCGCTGTTCCGGTGGTCGCGGACGAGGAGGCATTAGCTGGCGCCTCTATAGTATATGTACTAGAACTTGGCACCGTTAATATTTCGAACTCACCTTGTAAGTTAGCTTGTGATAAACCACCTACTGCACCACTGACACTAGATATAGTAACAAAGTCACCAATCAATGCTCCGTGGTCCGCGTCTGTTACAGTAACGGTTGATGAACCGCTTGTTGTTGCAAATTGCGTTATGCTTCCTGTCGCGCGCGTAGGCGTGATATCAGCATAACTATTTTCTGAATATGCGTAGAGTTTTTTATTTGTACCGTAGATAGCGTACTTGACGCCTTTGAGATCAGAGTAAGTAAGTATTGCTCGAGTTGCGCCGACGAGAGCATCACTTGTTACTTTTTCCCAGCCACCTATTTTTTCTGGTAAACCATATCGAAAGCGAACATTATCACAATCAACCCATTTACCTTCTGCACCGTATTCAGTATTTTGTTTATCTATACCCGGTGCTATTTGTAGTTTAGTTAGTGGCATAATAAGGTATCCAAAAATCTGTTCCGTTAATGTTTACTCTAATATGTCCTGTTAAATCTCCTACACTTGTGTCTGTTGACAAACTTGCTGATTGATCACTTGCAGTCGAACCATCAAACCTAATAAACTCTTGGTCTCCATCACCTTGATCTAATGTTAAAACAGCAATAGCTCCAGTTGAGCTTGCTTGATCTATATTTACAAATCCACTTGTAGGAGCTGATGTTCCAAATCCTATTTTATCTGCTGAACCATCTATGAACATAGCGTGAGTTAAAGTATTTGTTTCTGCTCTAAAATCTACTGAGGCACCAGAATCATTAAATGTAAATCCACCACCATCAAAGTCAATTCCGCCAGTAGCTTTAATACCACCGACTACGTGTAATTCTGTTGAAGGAGAAGCAGTTTTAATACCGATCCTGTCATTACCTGCATCACTAAAGAATAAGTTCGCATCGCCGTTACCTTCTATTCTAAAGTCTAAATCTGCACTTGATTCATTGAAAACAAATGTACCACCATCAAGTGATGTATTACCGCTGACGGTTAATGTACCATTAGCTTTGATATCACCTGCATCTTTAAGTACATCAAACATTGTAGAACCATCAGTATATAAAATATGTTTAGAGCTTGCTACTAAGTTTGTTGCTGTTCCGCCTGCTGGTTTAAATCCTAATGTATGCGTTCCCATTGTTGTTGCGTTATCAACAATGTACCAGTTCTCTACAGCTTCACATTGCATGGTAGTATTACCCGTAAGTGATCCTGTTAGTTTGATAATCGCATTACTTTGTTCATCTGCTGTTGTACCATCTGTCGCTGTTAGTGAATCTGTTGTACTTGCAATTGCTACAGATACGTAACCTTTGATCGCTGATTCTACTTTTGTTAAATTATTATTTGTTATTGTACCCCATGTTCCCGAGTTTTCCCCACTGGCTTGGAGTTCGAGATTGAGAGTACTTGAGTAAGTTGATGCCATTTATATCTCCTATGCCACGTCGTCTATTAAAGCTGCTACAATTAAATTAGCTGTTGCGTCACCTGCATCGCCAATGTCTGACGATATAGCGTGTATATTACCTACAGTTGTGTTAGGCAATCTACCAAACCACGATTGTGAAGGACCAATAAAAACAGCGTCGACTAAATCATTTGCTGCTGTGCCTCCATCAAAACACACATAGACACCGTCTGCGGTGCTAGTGTTTTTAATAAATAAAAATTTTACTTTATCACTTGTTGTAATTGCTGTTGGTGCGGTGTCATCATCAACAGGCGTATAATCTAAAAAACTTCCTGCAATCAAATCAGTGCTTGTTGCTGTACAAGCTGTTAACTTGTAATACCATTTATCGTTTACATCATCTGGCGTCACGGTCATAGAACCACTAATAGATTTAGAAATCTCATCTGGTAGTAATGTCGCGGTTATACTTATTGTTGCATCATCTGCCATAATTTATCCTTAATCCGTTGATCCCGGTTCTACATCTTTCCATGTTGCATCTCCAGAATCATCTACTTCATTCCATAAGAAGAAGTTTACTGATCCTGTAGAGAATGAAATTAAGTTTTGGAATGCTTCTCCAAATACTGTTTCTTCTCCTACACTTGCTGTTATTGATCCTGCTGTGGTTGGTGATACATTTGCACCACCTGTTGCTACTTCTGTACCTAAACTAAAGCTTGGCGCTCCAGCAGTTGTCACAGCAAAGGACGCAGATCCTGTCACGGTTTCTGATCCTGTACTTGTACCAACACTTTGACCTAAAGTCAATTCAACAGTACCGGCGTTCTGCACTAAACCAGAAAGATCCTCTGCTACTGTTAGTTGTCCTATTGCTCCGTGTCCTAATAACATATTATCTCGCTGTTGTTGGTACGCCCTTTGATGATACAAATGGGCTTTCTGCAAATGCCATGTAGATGTATGTTCCAGATTCATTTATCATGTTTTGTGTTGCTCTTATTTTAAAACCATTACTTAAAAAATCACCCGCAATAGAAGCATCTTCTGATTCAGCATCAGAATTATTTGGAATAACCCTAGGTATTTGACCATCATTAATAGGGTGTCTTTTGTTATCAATTAAAAACCAATTTTCTGCTGAACTTATTTTTTTTACCATCAAAAATGCTGGCTTAAACCCAAAATAAAGAAATGGGCCATCTGTAGATTGATTACCTGTGTAGCTACCAAATTTACTGTAGCCTTGTATTGACCTAAAACAGTACATAACATAGTTTGTTCCGTCTGCATTTACGTTGGCATTGCCACCTTTAAAAGCAACAACAGAACTAGAAATAGCATCACCTTCGTAAAAAACTGATGTAGTTTGACCTTGACCATTAGTATTTAAATAAATATATGCTCCATTATCGGCATCAGCACTAGATAAGTCTTTATGCCAAGTTACCCAAGGTTCATCCCCATTTCCATTTCTAACTTTAGTAATTATCCAATCTGGTTTGCCTCCCAAACCATGAGTAACATCGCCTTCTGCTCCAGTTCCTGTATATGTTATAATTGAAAACCCTGCTGTTTGATTTGCTTGAGCAGAATAAGCGGGGTTATTGCCACTTTCAGCACCTGTTGCTGTTGCTGTTCCACCATTAGCTTTCCATTGCCAAGCTACATGAGCATCACCATCTTCATTCCAACCATCACTTCCATTATCTGTACCTAAACTAAATCCATCTGAATTAAATGCAGTAACACTTGCTTCTGTTCCTTCTGCGTCATCTTCATTAGAATATAAATTTTTTGATGCCCCTCGTTGTGAATCTACAAGTCTATGCCATCTTGCATCTGTTCTATTTTTTACCCAAACTAAATCTGGTTGTAAATCTGAATTACCACCATTAACAACACTTTGAGTGCTACTTCCACTACCAGTATATAAAGTTGTCTGAAAATATGCTGATGGGTCGTCTATTGTTGTATAAGCCATTATCCAAACTCCGCTAAGTTCTTCGTGCATAATGAATAATATCCACTAGGTACTGCGTGTTCAAAATTGCCATATCCGTTTGCATCTGCGTTACCACTTGATATAGAGAAAGGTGCATTGCCAAAGTTTGCTTGTAATGTATTATCTCCATTCATAGAAAAAGCGGGGAGAAGAAAAGGGTCACCAGAAACACTAGAATATGCTTCATTAGAATTTCCTGCGGGATTACCAGATGCAAGAAAAGTTCCATTTCTACCAAAATATATTTTGTTATTATCCATATCCAAAGCTATTTGAAAAATATCATTTGATGATGCATTTACACCATAGTCTGATGTAGAATTATTATGTATTTTGTAAATATCAGAATCAGCATTATCAATTATTATAGCCCAAGAGTTTGTATTTATTCCTAAATAATTATTTCCTATAGTTGCATGAGGCACTTTACTAACACCAAAACTAGAGTTTTCTCCACTAGTTGTAGGGGTTGGTGTTTTTATTTCCCAATACCATTTTCCATTTGCTACACCAAAAGTACCATTACATCCTGCGTAATTACTACCTCGTTGTAATTGTGTATTGCCTTCACTTAAACTAGCTTGTGTATTTGTATCTATAGGTGACATCGTACAAAAATTATTTGTAGGTGTATCTGTTGTATTATCTTCGGCACTATAGCCTTGAACATGAAAATGATTATTATTACCAGATGAATCAGCACCAATAGTTGAAGATGAACCTGTCGTATAATTATGCCCTCCAATAGTTGTTGTTCCAGAACCGCCACTAGCATTTTCAAATTTTAAGTAGTGACCATAAGAACCATGACTGCCTGTATATTGTTTAGGTATCCAAACTCCATTTTCATTTGTTTTTCCAAATTCTGTTGGTGCATTAGAAACTCCGTCAGTATAATGATGTTCTGCCATATAAAAATTACCATAATCATTATCTCTTTCATCATTACCTATTGCGTAAGGATAAGAAGCACCATTATAAAAATAAGCGTCACCAACATTTTGGTCTAAAGGAGCATATGTTGATGTTGATTGTCGCACTCCATTTACATAAAGTCTATGCCTATCTGTTGATGTACTTAAAGTCGTATCTTGTCTGTACACTATATGATACCAAGCTGAAGGGTCTCTAAAAAGTGCATTTGTTTGTATGTAATCTCTACTTGCACCCGCACCTGTGCCACTTGCCGGTTGCCCTTGTACTTTTATAGTATCATCACTTTGAAAAGTCATAAGAAAAGCATTCACACCAGAATCTTCAACTTTAGAAGTTACTATAGTTTGAAACTCTCCAAGTTTTGTTCTTTTTATCCAAAACGAAATAGTAAATGTATTTCCATTTCTTGAATTGTTACCGAACCTTGCCATACCTGCGGCTGAACCATCATCAATTCTATAGGAATTATCTATCTCGTAACCAGTTTCTTGAGTTGCTCCACCACCTGCTGTTGTGAATACCATGTTACGCCTTTACTGGAAATTCGCCTAGTGGTCTTGAAGTTACTCCGTCTGTTGTTGTATAAGTA